GGTTCGTCCATTATCTTCCCCATTTTCCGTTTTTTACTATAGTTGCCATAATACCATAATTAGAAACATCCAAGTATGCATCCTCTAATGGTTCATCCACTGCAGATTCTCTACCACTAAGAAGCATATTCTTTAATCTTTGAATTTTATCATTCATACGAAACCATAATCCAGTAAGAGATAGTTTTATCTCATCTTCTGTTTGCAACTGAGTTCCAACTGCAATATTTCCTGGACCGTAATCATGCTGTTTCCTACAAAACAACTCATACTGTTGCTTTTGTAATCTCTTAAATTCTGATGTCATTGCTGGATACTGATCCTCTAAATAATCCACAAAAGTAGAAGTATTGTATTTCTTCTCTTGTGAACCCGGAGTATCCTTTATTACTCTAGCCATTTATTATCTCCTTATATTCTTCAACTACTTTTTTAACGGACGGTATTTGATCAAACTCTTCTATCTGATCTAATATTTGTTTTTGAAAAAATGTATCATAATCCAATTTAAACTTGTCCGGATTTTCGTCAATTAAATTTAACTGTTCCTCATTTAAACATATAGCCGTATTTCTTTCTCTAGGTTTTAAGTCATTTTGGCAATTAGATATGACATAAAATAACAATGGTTTATCCATGTGATCTATTCCCGCATTTAGGATGTCATTTACCCATAAAGCCGCAGTCAAATGTTGGGGTTTATTCTTAGTATACGCAAAAAACTTTTTAGTAAAAGATTTAGTTATTCCCAATTCCGTATACGGTGTAATTTCTATTTCCTTTCTAAGATCAACTAACTCATCAACTGTCAATGTTTGTCTAACTGCCTTTTCAGCTAAATCATCAAGTTTAAGTTTAGCATATTTCGGTGCATCTTTTCTAATAATGTTTAAACCTTTAATATATGATTTTTGACTATTTCTTTCAATCGCATAATATCGTTTTTTAGCATTACTAAAATACATGTAATCTAAATCCATTTCAAACTTAAGATCCATATAAAAATAATCATCATCTACACGTTGTATGTATTTCTTAGCAAAATCATTCCTTAACATTCCCCTAAAATCATCTAATTTATCCATAATTTGACTAATAGTATAACCATTCTGCTTAACAAAAATAGAATCAGTATCACCATAAATTACTGGATGCTTTAATTCAGTGTGAAATTTAACAACTGCATATTTTAATGCTTCTCTTGCAAAAAATGTAATTGCGTCTGCACACTCTGGTTTATACAATCTAAAGTAATTAAAACCCATAGCACCATAAGCAGAATTCAATATCAATTTAAGTGCACGTTGTTTAACATTTAGTGATAACCTTTCCTCTTCTGGAGTAGTACTCAACTTTAACTTTTCGTTTGCTTCAACTCTAGTAAGAAATAATTTTTTAAGTAGAAACGGCATAAGACCAAGCTTATGTTTATGATCATAAAATAAATAACGTCCACCAAACAGATCCTCGTGATAACCAGTATCAATATAGCCTATTCCATCATCGGTTAGAGACTTCATAACATCTTCAATTTTCATACCCACCTTTTTACAATCATCTGCACTAACGATATACGTTTCTGGAGAAATATTAAATGTCATAATTGTTGTAGGATACAGTGATGTATAATCTAAAATGCACATGTCACGATGTACACCTGGTTCCATTGGATCTAAAACTACTGCTCCAGTATAATTCTGTCTTGGAGCTGTTACTCTAGTTGGGAATATTATTTTATTATGAAACGATGATAAGATAAACGAATCTACAACTACAGATTTCATCATAACCAAACTCATATTAACTAAGCCGGCTGTGGCTTGTAATGTATTATACAATTCAAATATTTTTAATTTTTTCTCTATCTCAACCAATATCTCTACATCTCGTACTGCGTATTCTAAAAATCCCGTATAATCATCTAACCAATTTTTCCATGTTGCAACCTTTAATTTCTCAACATCTGGATCTTTTAGAATAACTTCAGCAGCTGTGGCTAATTTCCAATTTGGTAAATTATAACCTAAATCTTGAAGTGCATCTTGCATATCAACGTGATCAAGGCCCTTCATATAAATTCTGAAATAATCTCCCTTCTTATACATTTTCAACTCAGTAATTGGCGATATTTTTCTAGAATCCATACCCAATGCTTTTGATCTATTAATAATATAAGGCAAATCGTATTGTCCGGAATACCAACCAGTTAAAACATCAACATGAGATAACTTAACAAATTCAATAAATGAAAATAACATGTCTTCTTCGTTTGCAAAGAAACTATAATTTATGTTATCCTTCGTAACAAGTTTTGGTTCTATAAAGTCTTTGGTTTTTTCTGGATTCCATGAGAATACAAAATATTCTTGATCAAATGTAGAGTAACCAACAATGGCTGTGATTGGCATTCTTGCCGCATCTGGCATATTTCCCTTTGGATCTTCATCATCATACCACGTTTCAATATCAAAATACATGATATTTCTGTACTCAGACCATTCAATTTTATTATCTAAAATATACTTTTGTTCTGGAAGAACATCCGCTTCATGAATTCTTTCTGGATGACTCTTAACAAATTCGTTTTTAGTTTTAATAGATCTGTAAGTTACCTTAACTACTTCATCATCATACAAACTTTTATACGATTTACCATCTTCTACGGTAAAACCTCTAATACCACTAACATCGGCTATATGTTTTTTAGAATAATAAAAATAATCATCAAAAATAGCAATCTTCTTTTGTGGTCTATTATCACCATCATAACCAAATAAATGTATTTTCCACTGTCCCCTATTAAAAGAAGAGCAGACTCTAGAAAGCTTAAACTCCGGTTGAGCCAAATCCACCATCTCCTCTGCTTGATTGTTCTTCATATAATTTTTCATAGGGTACTTCTTCTACAGAATCATAAAACATTGGAATTAAAATGAACTGCATTATCTTATCTCCTGGTGATATTGGATGTGACTTATCACCCACATTAATAATATGAATGTGCATTTCTCCTTGATAACCTTCATCTACAACCGCAGCTCCTGCTAGTAACGTCTTTTTTACTGCAATTCCAGATTTATTGAATGCTATTAAAGCATGATTATCTGGAACATTAACATGTATACCACTTGGTATCAAAACACTTTCTCCAGGATTGAGATACTGAATTTTACCATCATTAAAATCATCCGGTATAAAGAAATCTATACCAGCATCGTTTTTATTCGCTCTTTGAGGAGTACGAACCTTTCTAACTTTACTTATTTTCATTTGAATTTTCTCCTAATTCAACAGGTTTTTCTGTATCTTTATAACCAAACTCTTCTACATAATTTTCTAATGCACCCAAATACGCACAAGCATCTAGTAAATTATCTTGTCTATACGAATAAGAATGACGACTTAATTTTAATGCAACCATTGCTGCGTAAATATCTGAACCAGTAAACTCTTTACCAGTCATACCAGTTGCAATCATCGCAGCTCTACGCATACCTTCAGAAAATGGACCATACATTCGTTCTTTCTCTTCAGATCTATCATTAATAATTTTTTCTGCTCGGTTTAATATTGATTCTTTTTTAGCCAATTGGACACGCTCCTTCAAAATCCAACATTGCAACCGCTAAATTTTGTGTTGCTAATTGAATTTGTTCTTTTGTTAATTCCTTTCTTGGAAGATAATACTCTCTACCCAAAATATAAGTTGAAGTAATTCTATCCCTCAACTTTATCTTTTCCAAATCTTTTTTATACCAACCTGCCCCATCTTTCATAATCTTTTCTGCCATTTTATAGTGACGTTCATAAATGTGCATACTACCCGCATGATGATGATATTCACCAAGTTGTAAATCTGGATAATGTTCCAGTAAATCATTAAACATTAATTGATGAAACAATCCAAATGTAAACACATCATTACAAAAACCAAAGATAACATCATTTGATCTCATATACACACCCATATCAAGATAACCATTACGAATAAAAAATTGTACATATTGTGTACATGGAATATCCTTTAAGTTTTGATTTTTATGGTATGGTTGATTAATAGCAATTGTTGCTCGTCTAGAATCAACGTCACTAATAAGCTCATTAGCAACCCAAGACCATTGTTCAATTGGAAACATATACGAACCATAATTTGATTCACATTCACCATTCTCGTCTTTAATCATATCCCATATTTTTGCCATCTTACCAATATTATTAGTATTTTTTACTTGTGACAAATACCAAAGCCACTCAGTAAACGCATAATTTGGATTAAACTTACGACTAGGATAATTTATTAATATATCAGTAGGATCTTCAATTATCGTTTTATAAAAACATAATTCTTTCTGTTCTGATCCTCTAGAATTTACTGTCATACCTTTTTTTAGTACGTCACTAACAACCCAATAAAATGAATTATTGAGATTCTTATATCTATTTTTCATAGCTTCTCCTAAAAATTACCGGGTGCAACCTGACAACAAAGCAATCCTTCACTTCTCCACATATCTACTACCTTTTGTCTGTCATCATATACACATAAAACATCATTTTTATCCGCTATATGTTTATCTAACATACGCTTCTTTAACACCTCATCTGGGGTATACATCTCTTGTTTAGTATGCGGTCTCATAACCAATTTATGAAATGGTATACGATTATGTGCTAACCAAGATCTAGTAGTTCTTTCGGTTCTATCAGATCTTCCAGAAAAAATGTAAATAGTGTAACCATTTTCTGCAAATAACTGACAAATTTTTACAATTGGTACATTAGGTACATCAAGTTGAACGTTAGCTGGATCGTGTAACACATCCCAATTTATTTTCTTGTAATCAGATTCGGTACTCTTACCACCGGTAGCCAATTGCATTCGTCTATCGATAATTGCAAGAGTTCCATCTAAATCAAATATAACTATCTTTTCCATACTAAGAATATACACCTTTTTTACTATATAAGTACATGCTTTTTTTCACTTTTTATAACTTTTTTTGTAACCCCGAGCAGAATCGAACTGCTGTTCCCAGGATGAAAACCTGATGTCCTAACCACTAGACGACGGGGTCAATAGTGGAGCTGATAGGGATCGAACCTACTACCTCCGCAGTGCAAGTGCGGCGCTCTCCCAAATGAGCTACAGCCCCTAATCTCAACTAAAAGTTAACTGAAATTCCTACGTTAGCGTATCTTGGTGTCCCAAGAAATACTTCCGCGTTATGAGCTAGGTGCATTTTATCACCAAACCCATTGTACTGACTGTTATCAACTGCATCCTGAACATATACTTCATCCAATGCATTGAAAACATGTGCTGATATTGTCATATCAAGACCAGCAATTTTTGGAAGCCTGTATGAGGCATGAAGATCTAATCTTCCGTACCCTGGAGCTTTCCAAACTTGATCTCTATCTGCATCACCATCGATCTCACGTGAATCAGGACTCCAATCTGCATAATTGTCATCATACATTCTGTATAGTCCTTGTATCTCTAGACCTGCCATTGGCTTTACTGTTAAACCACCAGCATAAGCTGTTTGTGGCATATCACCAACCATAAGTCCCTTAAGAGCGTATGCGTAATCGGTTGACATCATACCAATGACTTCACCGTTTTCATTAAACTCTTGCTCTTCGTATGAACCTTCTGCATCATCAACAAATTCCCATTTGCCTTTACTGAGTACAAGATCTAGATCAACCATGTCATGAAGTGCTACTTTACCTTCAACTTCCCAACCGCTGTGATCTTGTTTAACACCACGCAGGAAGATAAGATCAGTATCACCACTATCACCTTGTCCGGTAGATACATTTTTAACAATGTTTCTGTCAATCCACTTAGTATTATATGAACTTAGCTTGACATTAACTTTGTCGCTATTGTACTTACCACCAAATTCGAAGCTTTGATACTTCTCATTGTCTGGATCTGATGAAACTGTTCCATCGTAGTAGATTACATTATCCATGATAGGCGGTTTCTGAACGTATCCAGCATTTACGAATGCTGACATTCTATCGTCGAGGTTATACACCCCTCCACCTTTCAATTGAAAAGTTGTAATAGCATCTGCTTCGATCTTCTCATCTGCAACAGTGAAGTGATCCTGATAAGAGTATTTGATTGTGGACAAACCGCCCATACCATATACATTAAACTTATCAGTCGTGTACTTACCCTGTGCAAATGTACCAAACCAATCAACAGTAGTCTCATTATGATAGGCGATCTCATCACCTAACTTAACAACTTTACCGTCTTCAAAGTTATCATCAGCATAGTCTACATAGTAATCACCACCGAGTAGATCACGGACTTCACGTGCGTGTTCTATACCGGCAGCTCTCCAGTCAATACCCACTTGGATTTCTAACTCGTCACTAACATCGTAACTTAGTTTAGAAATCAAGCCGTAAGTATTCTGACGATTGATACTGTTACGAAGTATGCCTGTTGACCTGTTCTCTGTATCAGACCAAGCTGAATCAACGTTTGCTGAGTTTTGAGCAATTTCGCCATTCCAGTCCCAAGTCCACGGAGAGCTTGCGTACCAAGCATTGTCTTCTACCGCAGGGAATCTACTTACGCTACCATAAGTTCCTGTACCACCACCGGAACCACCGCTCCAATATGCTACTGAACTTAACCTTGCGTCATCACTTATCGACCAAAAATGGTTTAAGTTGACTAAAGGCTTATGGAAAAAATTCTCTCTTTCATTTAGAGAATTTGGATCGTGCCTATCAACAGTCTTTGCACCGTACATATAGTAATACTGTTGTCCACTATATGATGCATCGACTGGTGCCACGTTTTGGTTGAACAACCTACCAGCTTCATGCTCGAATTTCTCACCTTCTGCGAAAGCGGTAGCATCATATCCATCGATACTTCCAGCTAACTCTTGAGAATAAGTAGCAATATTCTGTTTGTATAGGTTGTGACCATGTCGTTGTGGTGCACCTATCGCGTACAGTTCTAGTCGATGATCTTCGTTCATCTGGTAGCTACTACCTAAGTAATATGCCCACGCATCTGTCCAAGTACCATCAACAATCCCATCACCAGTCTTACGTACGATTGTTCCGCTTATAGCTAACTTATCATCAATAAGACCAGAGTTGTAATTAAGGGTAGTCTTTAAAAAACCACCTTCACCAGCTTCTTGTTTGAACTTGCCTCCCTTATCATGGGATGCAGGATCGGTTAAGATGTTCATAGTTCCACCAATGGAAGGGGTAGCTAAATTTACTGCAGACAAACCTCTTTGCATCTGAATTGAATGCGCTGCGTCTGCAACTCCATCCCAATTAGACCAGTAAACCCAACCATTTTCCATATCATTTTGTGGAACACCGTTGATCATAACCGCAACATTTCGCTGATTAAAACCTCTCACATTTATACGAGCATCGCCCGCACCACCACCTTGTTGAGTAGCATAGACACTAGGTGTCATATTAAGAGACATTGGAATGTCTTGAGAACCTAGTCTCATTTCCATTTCCTCTTTACCCACGGTAGTATATGCAACCGGTGTATTTTCGTCAGCCCTAGAAGCCAAGACTTCCAATGCTGACATTGAAACAGCGTCAATTTCCAACAGGAAATTAACTGTTCCAACTATGTCATCAACGGTAACTGCATTAGTTACTGTTGAATATCCAATGAATGAAGCAGTTAAATCGTAGTCGCCAGAAGCACCTACATCAATGGTGTATTTTCCATCTACATCGGTTACACCACCGTTATCTGTACCCTCGACTACTACGTTTGCTCCAGCCAATGGATTTGAGTTCGCATCAGTTACAACTCCAACAACAGATTGAGCAAACAATCCAGTCATCATCATAAGTGATACTATTAGATTACGTTTCATAAACGTTCTCCTTCTTTTTCCGTTCGTTAACGAAGTTAAGACGCATTTTTCCACAGGTGCGTCAACTGCCTGTCCGCTTTGTATGTGAATTTTATTATAAGACCTCGCAAACATCACCATCGCAAAATCGTTCAACAATGGCTTCGTTTCCTTTAACCTTTCGAAAACTTAATTTTTTTAATTTTAATAACATTTTCTTATATGTTTTTTCATCAATTGATTCATAAGGCATTTGTTTATATGCTCCAGTATCTAACCTTGGAAGCATGCTTATACCCTTTAAATGATATTGAAAATAATTTAACACAGCTGGTAATTGATTTCCTTCTGTTTCTGGATCAAACGTTACAGTACAACTTACTTGGTTATCTGCCCAATGTCGTTGTAAAAACGCGGCTAAACTGAATTGTTCCCATACTGTTAATTCTGGAGCCGTTCTTATACCATCTCCACAATCTATGGGTACTTCAACAACAACCGTCGATCTTTCAGATCCAAAAGCTGGTTCAATATTATAATTTGCTTTTTTCAATGGTTCTAATAAATCTGAATTTTTAGCCAACCGTACCCGTCTAATATAAAAACGACTCTCAGGGTAATGTAATCCTGGAGTCGCTCCTGCTAATAATGAAACTGTACCTGAAGGTTTTACTGAAGTAGTTTTTATTGATTTAGGAATTGCAAACCAATCTGAATACATACAATCCCACTCCTGTATTACGTCATATCCTTTATTTAGCCACCTCTTTAGTGTATCTAATCCTCTGTTGGTAATAAATTGTGCAACACCACTTACTGAACATCCAATTCGTCTATTTCTTAACATAACTCTATTTGTTTCTGACCAATGAGTTTTACCAAGTGTTACTGTTTTGGCATATAAATATGCATATTTTAATGTCCGTTTATAATCATCTAATGAATCATGATTGTTTGGAAATGTTTCTACAAGACAACATAACTCATACGATTCTAACGTTTGTTCTAAACATGGATTTCCACCAGATGCTCTATGATCTTTGTTATCTCCGCCATTTTTCATACGAGAATACTTTTTCATATTTTTTAACCATGCAAATCCAGGTTCTCCATTTTTTATAATACGTGCACACGTTTCCGTATAATCCATACCTAATTCTGCATATACTGAATTATTTGAAGTCCAACCATATTGTTCCCTGTGTGGATTGACATCATAATTTTTTAAATCTAAATATTCATCTGAGTTCGGGTCACCAAAAACTATTTCAGCAGTTCTACGAACATTTCCCGCTACTACGCATTTACCAATGAGATTCATTACATCTACGATTGTTGTAACTGAAATTGGTTCACCTAATTGTGAATCTAAAACCTTTCTAACTGTTTCATGTAATTCTATAAGCGGCTCAGGACCGCTTGAAACTCCACCAAAACCCCTTATTGGTTCGCCTTCTGATCTAATTTTTGAATAATCAAATTCCATAGGAGCAGTCGCATGAAAGTAACTCTCCATCAATAATCTTAATGATTCAACCCAGCCCTCTCTAGTATCTGGTATTATGTATTCATCATCGGTCCTATCTTTATTTGGACCTTTAACTAAAATTTGATCTGCACCCTTTGTATCAAAACCAACTCCTACACCCAACATGCTTGCGTCCATTAAAAAAGTAAATGGTTTTGCGTAATCATCCTTTATAGTAGCAGTTGAAACAAATGCACAATTATTTAATGCAGCGTATAAACCTCTTTCAGATGTAATAGAAGTACCCATCGCCCACAATCCACGACCAGGTGGTAAGAACTTCATATTAAACATTCTATCATACATTTCTTGAGCTGATCTCTGCGCTTGCCATGGATTCCATCCAAGCTGATAACTATCAATATGATTTTTTTGCATGGTATATGTGCCTTCTACAACTCTTCGGACAGTTTCCCACCACATTTCATTTTTACCGTCTTTTTTAATTCTAGAATATGTTCGCATATAAACTAATTCCCCAAGACCATTAAACCCAAATGGTGGTTTTTTTAATTTATATTTCTTTATAAATCCTTCTGATAAAACAAATGGCTCGGCCATTATAACTCCTATAAATTAATCCGATTGCTGAGTTTCAAATTCATCGTAGCGCTTTTTAAGCAATTTTCTGACATATTCGTTTCCATTATCCATCCTGTTTTGGACGGTCATTCCACTGGAGGTTCCCGATTCATACACTTCTATTTGACCGATGGCTGTATTCATAGTAGTGGGAAAAGTTAATCCATCCGGTCCGAACCTGTTCTTAATTATGTGTATACGTCCAGTATTAGCAACCTTATCTTCAATTTTTCGAGATAAACTCATTACAAAGTCAGCCGTCATGACCTTACTGTACGATTCTGCAATTTTTTCTGCACCAATAACGTTTTCTTCCAAACTTGACCTATTTGATTGAGATGCCGTCCATACTGGAATTCCAAACTCACCACTTAGTCCACGTAATTCTTCATATATGTTTCCCAATTGATGTCGTAACTCTCCAATTCCTGATGTATCAGTTAACAAATCAGCATAATCTAACAAAATTATATCTGGGGAATGACCCATTAATTCAACGGTTTTTAAATGTGTATAAATAGTCTGTACACTAGCTGCTTTCGATGGATAATATTTTATTAATAGTTCACCCTTACATTGGTCCTCTATCATTTTCTTTACTTTATCTCGCTTATCTGGTATCATAGAAGTTTCAATCTTAGAAAATATAGCACCGTATCTCAGTCCAACATAGGCTTGATTTAATTCTAAAGTGTAGTGCATTACATTCATTCCAGCTCTTAAAGCATTGGCACCTAAAGCCTGTAAAACCCAACTCTTACCAATACCAGATGGAGCAACAACAATTCCAAGTTCTCCACCAGCCAATCCACCATCGGTTATTTCATCTACTGCCATAAAACCAGTACTAACTGTGTCTCTAGCAACTTGATCTATAATTGTATCAAAATCCTTAACATATTCTAAACCTATATCCCTTCTGGTACCAGCTCTCATAGCATTGTCTATAATTCTTTTGATGTTGTCATATTCTCCCCGTTGAAGGAGGTCTACAGACTGTACAATTGCACTCTTTAATGCTTGATTTTTACAGAATTGTATAGTTTCATTTTGAATAAAATCTAAATCAGTAGCTTCAACATATTTCATTACCTCACGTAATTCATCAACAATTGATTCTTTTAATATTTCATTTGTTATTGGAGTAATCTTTACCTTTAAAGAATCTAATGTTGGTAAAACCTTATACTCATAAAAATATGCCTTTATTTCTCTAACTAACCATTGCTTACTTTCTGTATCTAATTGTTCAGGTTGAATTAAATCATATATTGTTTGAATAAATTCTTCCTTAACTAAAAGACTTGTAATAATCTTAGTTTGGAAACTACTTCCGTATTTTGTTAATGAATCACTTATTGGAGGAGTCATTTTCAATAACCATGTCTAACCTATTAAACGTATTTTGTAACCATACATCAGGATTTCTAATAGCTTGATTTATTTTATCTTCTAAAAACAACCTATGAATCTTGTATTTTATCAACCTATGAGGGAGCAAATTAACTACATCCAGTATTTTTAATTTAGCACTACCAGAAATATTCACATCATCCAATTGCATCAATGTGTAATTTCTACGTAGTAAATCTTCATAACTATCAAAACCTGACCTTTGTATATATTCTTCTATATTACTTATCTTCTCACTTTTCAAAAATGGATTTTTTTTCAAAATAGTTTTAAGAGCAAATCCTCTAATTCCTGGTATATTATCTGACTTATCACCATCTACTATTCTGTAATAAATCATATTTTCTGGAGGCATTTCGAATTCTTCTTCTACTCTTGTTCTATCGTATAATATCTTTTTTGTTGGAGACCATACTGAAACCTTATCATTTACCAGTTGTAAAAAATCCTTATCAGAAGACATAATAGAAATCTTAGAATCCGGTAATAATTTAGTAGTAATATAACCTATACTATCATCAGCCTCTATCTTTTCAATTGAAATTGTGTTTACTGGAAGCAATAACAAATATTGAGCCAATCTATTAATTTGTCTGCGCATACTTGTAGCATCATTTTCTCCATCCATACCCTGAAATCTATGAGGACGTTTTGGTGGTTTACGATTTCCCTTATATTCACTGTAAATTTTACGTCTTCTTTGAGAACCACCTGCACCATCAAATACTATTATAACTCTCGTTGGAAGAAGGGTTCTTACTGCTAAGCCGACGCTTTGTAAAAACCCTATCATTCCACCGATATGAACTCCATCAGAATTAGTCGCAGGGGAAGCAGACCAAGCTCTAATGAAGTTATTTAGACCGTCTACAATTAAGACATGATCATTAACACTTTGTGGCTTTGATACGTTGTCTTTGAGTTGGTCTAAAATTTGTGCGTAATTGCTACGCATCTTCGTTCATGACTTCGTCGGTAAATTCAACATCATCAATTCCACGTTCATTTTCATATTCAAGAATGCTATTTTCACATATCTTTTCATATAAAAAATCTTTAAACTTTTTATCTTCAAGTTGACTTACAAAATCTTTAGACAAGAATTTCTTTTCTTTACCGTTGAACTCAATAGTGTACCAAGCACCTTTATTGGTAGCTATACCCAAATCTTTTAAAACTTGTAACCACCCACCTTCATCATCAATTCCACGATCAAAATACATATCATAATCTGCATTTCTCATTGGAGGACCGATTCTATTTTTTATAACCTGTGCTCTACACTTTACACCGATTGTATTTCCGTCCTTATCTTTTATCTGTCCCATATTTTTCAACCTAATTCTAGTTGACGAATGGAATGGCAGTGCTAAACCACCACTTGTTGTATAAGGATCTCCAAACATAACTCCCATTTTTTGACGAAGTTGATTTGTAAATACCAATGTAATTTTATTGCGTCCTATCATTTGAGTGATTTTACGCATTGCTTTAGAAATAATAATTGCTTTAGAAGTAGCCCAACCATCTTTTTCATAATCAGCTTCCATTTCTACTTTAGTTGAAGCTGCGGCTAAACTATCTACAAGTATAGTAACATGTTTGTTTTTATTTGATTCTCTAATTTTTAAGATAATATCTTCAATCGCCTGAAATATTTCTTCTACGGTTTCAATATGAAGATATAATAAATTTCCAACATCACAACCAATTGCTTCTAAAAATTGTCGACTAACTGATGTTTCAGTATCGATATAAACTGCAACTCCATCTCTCTTTTGCGTCTCAGCTAAAATATGAGCACCTAAGAGTGACTTACCTGTAGAAGTTAATCCATTTATTTCTGTAATCCTACCAACTGCAATTCCACCCTTTGGTTTATTTGATATTGCTAAATCTAATATAGATGAACCAGTAGAAATAAAATCTTTAATATCTGTTGGTGAATCGTGAGAACCATCCAAAAAGTATGCAACCTTTTGGCCCTTGAATTTTGAATTTAGGCTATCAGCAAGTTCTGAAGCCAGTATGTCTTTGGACATAAATTTCCCCTATCTAAAAATGGACCCGGACCACCGGGCCCATTATATTGTTGTATTATCGTGTGCTAGTTATTGAATAATTCGTCAAATGCACTGCTCACATCGGTGGTAGCAGCTTCTTTAACCTTATCATTCGTCGACTTCGCTGGAATCGCTACTTTTTTAGCGCTAACTGAATCATCTTCGCCTTCTCCATCTTGATTCAACCATTCAGAAAGTACTTTATGTAGATCATCGTAACTCATCTCCTGGTAGATTTCCGTGATATTCTTCTGAGTATCCTTAATTGTCTTCATGACATCTGGATTATCAGTAACCGGTGTTTGATTCGGTTTAACACGTATTGTTGTCGTTGGAAAAGAACGACCAGTTTCTTCACTGGTTTTAAATTCTACTACAACGTCTCTACCATTAACGGGATCAGTAATATCACCATAATCAGGATCAGCAATGATGCTTAAAAGTTCTTGGTAAACCATTTTACCAAAACCCCAAAACCTTACACCTTCATTCTCTTCACCACGTACAACTACTGGGGCGTATGTACGCATTTTGGCTTCGATTTTTCTTCCTAATTTGTAATCATCCCCGTTACCGGATGTTTTAAGTTTAATTGCGAACTCTTCAATTGGATCAGGTCTTCCAAACGAAATCGGTGATAGATAAAATTTATCACCCATATCATAATGAAAGTACAACTCAATAAACGGATTGTCCTTATTTGCTTTATTCGGAACGATTCGAATTTGAGATTTTCCAGGACTTGGCTTCCAAAGGGAAGAAGTCTTGTTTGCTGATTGTTGAAGTTGGCCTAATCGTGCTTTGATTGCGGCAATGTCCATAACATTTCTCCTTATTTTTTATTAGTTAATAGTTAATGTTCAATACATAAATATATATTCTTGAACAATCTCAAAAGTTAATTTTTTTATAATTTTTTTCATATTTGTTGTTGACTTGTAACTGTTTTTCATGGAAAATAATAGCTTTTCATGTATAAAAGATTGCCGCAAAGGTTTTTAAGTCATTATATAGTGGAGACTAAAACGCTAGTACGGCAATCTCTATAAAATTGGAAAATATATTGGGGATGTAAGATTTGCATACACTTACAAATGTCACGGGTCATGAATGATTTTATTTGACTTCATGCTAACAACCCAATCAGTTACGATCGGTTACTCCTTAAAGTGGTTAACTTCGCTGGAGTGGACACAACTCCTGTCATTACACCTTCCCCATCACTCACGGGTTTTTAGGTAACACTAGGCTGAGAATCTCGATATTTCTATCACTCTCTCAGAATGAAGCAGAAAAGTAGCTCTTTTCGTATAGTTCATGACATATCTTTCAATTCTAAACTGTCGTTTTCCTATTACTCACATTTGAGCCAGCACTTCGGCCTTTAGGAACCCACCACGGGTGAATTTACTCAACAATAACCCCCTCTTCTGGAAAGGATTTTTTCTGTCAATCCCATGTGCAAGCGATCAACTCACACACTTTCATTTTCCAAATTTTCAAAAAACATATAGAATAATATATATTCTATAAAATATATATACTGTAAAATTCTCAAAATGTGATTTTTTTATAACTTTTTTAAATAAAATTAAATCGTTCGACTAATGCTAAAATCTCTCCATCATTTGGAAATCTATCTGATGCTATTTTATCGAAGATCTGATCATTGTTAACGTATACGTTGTACACTCCACCGCTGCTTTCAATCATTTCTATTTCTGATTCTGAATATGCTGTACTTAATTCATCTCTCAAACTGAAAGCTCTTGGTTCATAACTTCACTGCATACAATATTCAATTGCAAATTTTATTATGGAGTTTTGTGTAACGTTAATGTTTTGGGTTGTAGAAGCCAATTATTTCAACTCTGTCCAATCTCGTGGATTTGAATGGGCTGATTTATAGTACCACTTCTTTTCTTTCATATTCCAAATATACATATATTCAGTACCCCAATCAAAATCAGCTTTTTCCCTGTCTCTAAAAGAGAATGTCATTCTGTCATTTTCGCCTCTATCTCTTCCGTAGAAAATAGTTTCACCCTTTTTAGGATCTTTAAAGCTATGATCAGGACCACCTTTAATACTCTTATCTAAGAAAGATACACCATGTTTTCCGAGAGCCATGAGTTTTTTAACAATTCCAGAATTGCTATAATGTTTCTTAAGCATTTTTCCAGTATGTTGTGGGTAACCATCATAATGAGTATAGAAAACAGTTACTTTACCATTAGGAGCCTCTACACCAACTAGTGCTCTAGTTCCTTCAGTAATAACTTTCTTAATTTCTTCTCTAATTATTTTTCTAAGTATTTGTTTTTTATTCATTGCAATTCTCGCTTAAACACAGTTTCAATTTAATATAAATATTTAAACATTTACTATTTTATACAGTTTAGTTCTAACTACGTTAAGTCCTGCATCATTAGTGAGCAATAAACTATTTTGATATTGACTCCACTCCAAAGAAAATTTCTTATCTAATATTCCGTCGTTATCCTTTCGAATTGCTTCATTTAACGCATTGATAGTATACAAAGTATTAGTTTCCTTTTTTCTATGAATTGCCATAGTCTTATTATTCTGAACAAAATCTTCCGTTTTTTCTACATTATACGTACAAATCAAAGATTCTTGATCATCAACATGTTGAAAAACGTAAATCTTTTCAAAAACAACATTCGCAGCCATTTTAATAAGATCTACTGTATCATCAAAATCATACGTCTTACAAAAAGTACAAAGAAGTTGAGTTTTCATTATATTAGCCCCTTAATTCGTGGATCGATATTATCTGGCATATTTCGATGGGTCATAAACCATCCGACTGCTTCATGTTCAGCACTTTTCTTTAGTACCATTGGAAGTTTAACATAGCATTTAAAAATATAAAATTTTCCACCTCTACTATTTTCTTCTACTGTTTTCAATTTTATTGGTTCATTAACGTGCGAACCATGAGGAGACAACAAAATAGAAACCTCCTCTAAAACTTCCCGAACTGCAGCTTCAAGCGGTGTTTCCCCAGGATCCACTCTTCCCTTAGGAATTCCCCACCACTCTTCTTCTTTACATAAAACTATTCCGGCAGTATCATTCTTTAAAATAATCCCGGCCGTATCTGAAACTTTTTGTTCAAACATAAGTATATCCTTTAACTTAATCATGTTTTAAACACCCCATCATAATCAATTATTTTTACTGGTATTCTATTTCCATGGCCGGTCTGAGCCATTAATCTAGTATTTCCTGCTAATAACCACATTTGACCTGTCTTATCTCTTACAACTATTGGTGCCTCTTGTGGTTTCCCACTCTTAATATTTTTTGTTATATAATCCCAGCTCTTTTCATATTCTATAGCTTTCTTTTCAGCATGTGCCATGGGATCATCCGCATCTAATACATCTCCAGCATCGCTGTTAATCAAGTTTCTTAAATCATCATCGGACAGAATTTCTTCAGGAGCATTTTGAATTTGTTGAGCTAAATCATCCTCATCCTCTGCTAAACCAGGCATTGCGTTATAAGCTCCATCATTTTCAAAATATTCTCCTGTTTCATCTAAAGCCTGTTGTTCTGAATATGGTTTTGTTTCAACAGTTGGTTTTTCATCACAAACTTTCTCTAAATGTCCAGCATAAACTGCATTGGGTCTAACAATGTGATTTCCATTGTCGTCCTTTTTAAAGCCAAAACCTGGATTTGGTTGAAAGTGCATGTGATTTACGCAGTCTATTCCATTTGATAATTCTAACGAATCAGCAGTACCATTTGCGTTACCGTATGGTTGAAAATCTAAATCCCTATTGTGTATGTGAGATAACATTACTCCACCCCTACAATACTGTTCTAATCCATCTTCAAGTAATTTCTTATTCTCTGCAGTTAAACATTCTACCTCCGGACGCATTGCTTTTAATGCTGGTGTACAGTCAGCCGGTAATTTACCTTTAGCTTGCCAATCCGCTATTGAATCCTTTGCCCACTGTTTACAAGTTTTAGTTTTAGCGGGTGGAATTAATAAATCACCGTTTTCATCGTAATCATCATCATTTAGTAAATCATTTTCTCTAGCCCATTTTTCTTGTTCGTCTAATTCTGCTTTTCCATCATCAATTCTTTTTCGTGTTAATGGTTGCGATGCAGTTCCCATAAAATTATTATGTAAATCTAAAAGCTTTGTGCACCGTTCTTGTGTCTCTTCATGTTGAAATGCCGTTACTTCAATTTTTGCTCTCGCTCCTGAAGCCGCTCCACCTTTCCACTTAACACTTAATCCACCTGTACTTTCCAACCAAACTATGTATTCTGCCGAATTTGGATTCTCAGGATCATCTGCTGGTGGGAACACAATCAAATCAGCTACCTTATACGTTTCTCCAGCTGGTGCTATACAGTCTAAACCTTTCTTATTCATAACACACATAATAACGCCTTCAGCTATATCCGGAACACCCTTTCTCATACTTTCAACTTTTTGCATATCTGCTAATAATTTCATAGCCTCTTTTTCGTATTCTGCTGGATCGTCTATATCACCCAATGCCTCTAATCGTTTCAACATTGCTTCTTCAGCTTCAGTAAGAGGACCATGTTTTTCCATTTCCTCTCTCATCATAGCGGCTAAATTTTTAGGTCCTTCTTTAGCAACTTTTGCTCTTCCTTCCGGAGTACTAGAATCCTGATCATCCGGGTCGAACTTAACTAATCTAGCTTCTTCAACTACATCAATATTTTCGTACTGATCTATATTTTTGTTATTTCGTCTGATAGTCTTGATTCTTTTCTTAGCTAATCTTGTCGCATCCTTTTTACTACGTTTGGGCGGTCCTTTCATTATTTCAACAAACCTATCCAATACTTCAGCAATTAACTTGTCTTCATCCGGTTCTGGAATTCTCTTTAAAACTCTATTTCCAAATCTAACTTCCTGTACTGGTCCACCAGTTTTTGGTTTTCGGGTAACTTTATGTTCTTTTACTCCACCACCGTGTTTAGACTTAGCCATCTTAGTCATAGTTATTAATTTTCCCGCTAATTTTGGTGGAGCCTTCCCAGCAGTAGTACTTGCAGAAGCAGCCTTTGCACCTTGAGCTTCCATCTTTCTTCGTAGATCATGTGCATTCTTACTAGTATGCATTTCAACCTTAATTCTTCTACCCTGTCTAAAATCACCTGGAGTAGTATTGCAAATGTATATCGCAAATTCTGGGGTTGACTGGCCGCTAGTTTCCTTAACACGAGCATACTTGTTAAATATTTTCCAATCTTCTTCTGAAGGTTCTTCTCCACTTCTAATGGCATCTATAACCCTTTGAAACGCAGCTTTATCTTCATCACTTTCAAACGGAATTTGTGTAACAACTGAATCTAGTTTATCGGCTAAACTATTTCTAGTTCTTGGATTTGTTTCTATATCAGCATTTTTAGGATCGAAATCTGCATTTTGTAAATCTGCTTCTTCCTCTTCCTTCTCATCGGACGGAGTAAAATCCATTTTTTCTCCACCTGCACCCGCTTCAGGATCTTCTTTCTCACCCTGAGGAACGAATTTGCCGCTATCATCTTTAGTAAACCTTTGAATTCCAGCAGGAACATCATCTCCTATTTTCCAATCCTTACCAAGTTTTGCTTTAAGAGCATATCCTGATCCACCAATAGATTGATACTTTTCTGGATCTTGTTCTTTGGCTGGCTTTTTTTCTTCATCCTTCTCTAAAATCAAATTAACAACATCTGGATCGATATGCTTTTTTAATTCTTCTTGAACCATATACATGTGATACGTGTCATGAAGATTAACCATACCGTCTGAAGTTTTGTATGATACTTCGTCTATTGCATTACTTATTATTTGTTTTATGTCCATTATAACCTCGCTGTTATATCTTTCAGTGAATCGTAGTCTGATCCAGCTTTTACCCTAACTGGAAACGAATCTATTTCTGATATTTTTTTAAGCTCTTTAATAATATCTAATCCTTCTTTTATATCAAAATCAAATAGGAAACTATCGTAAGTATACAAAATCATTTTTGTTTTCTTCTCCCTTAAATAGTATTGGATTTTACCAATAACTTCCATATTTCGTTCGGTTTCGTATGACTGAGTGTAATAATTAAGCAGTTTATTTTTATTGACGTCAATTACGCTCTCCATTCCAAACGGTTTCTTATAAATATGAGATTTGAAGCATTTGTACTTACTAAACTCATCTTGGATAGCATGAGCAAGTCTATCAACTCCGTAAAAAAACGGATTTCTTTTTTCATCTATTGGTAAATTTCCATACAAAATTTGAAATGATTTAGTTTTTGCTTCTTCATACGTACAATGATAGACTTCATCTGCAAAATATTGATGTAAGGACTTATCAAATTGAAATTTATAATCTAACACATTTCCCAACAATCTTAAATGGTATGCATCATAATCAAATTCTATTAACATTCCGGATTCATGTCTAGAAATTATTTGTTTTCTTGTTCCATCTTCCTTTGGTAACGCTGCAAAATTTATTCCGCCGAAAGTATTTGACGGTCTTCCAGTTGAAGTATACATATTATAGTTTGAATACCAATAATCATCAATTGTTTTCATACCAACAGATTCAATATTCGCCAAATAAATTGATGACCTATTATACTTTAAAGCAGACCGTGTAATGCTTAGTTCATCGCTCATCTTTCCCAAATTTAGTAAACGATCTCTAGAATACTCTAAAACCTTCATCAATGGTACTATTTTATTTCCATCCTTTTTAGCTCTATTGTATACAAAATCAAAAACACCCGGTATCGGTAAATCAGGATATTCTTTATCATTAGCCCAATTCATAATTTTAACATCATAGATATTTTTAAACCCGGTTAAATGATAAAATTGCTTAGCATCATCAACCCAAAATCTCTTTGCAACGTTTAATTCTTGAATGTTTGCAGGATGTAAATTCGAAGTAGATTCTGAATGGCTAAATATTATATCGTATTTTTCTGATCCACAACATAACGACGCAACAATAGCCTTAGATTTTCTGGGATGTATTCTGTAGTCATCTCGAATTACAACTATTGCTACATCTTTACCACGAATCAAATCTATAAGCGTAGAATATTGCTTATTGTTTTCTATAACCATTTAATAATATATATAACAATTACACGTGAAAAGTCAATTTTTCATCAATTAGAGACCAAATTCTTTATCTAGATCTAGAGATGGAGGTGGTGTGTTCCATTCGTGATAATCTAGCATACTTCCACTATAATTCGGATTTATTAACAGCATATCAATGGATGTTTCAGTTCTAAGTACTTTAGATTCATGAAGCTGTAACAATGGAATGCGTTCTGCTAAATCTGGAAACACTCTTGAAGCCATCATCAACTGTTTTTTATTAAATAATTCTGCCTTACCTGGACTTCCAGAAATTTGCCATTTAATGCTAGTAAATCTATACGAATTCGTCTTAGTTTTTCTTTTAACTTCCATAACTTCGGCTTCAGGATATAATTTATTTTGAGCGAATACCCTAGTAATATATTTCTGTTTAAACGGTAAATTTTTTGCTGTTGGGAAAGACTTGCTTGGATATTCGTCCCTTCGTTTATTATGAACAGAGTAATAAACTTCTTGAGGTACTCGTCTGTCACGTACTATTCTCTGACCATTAACATCTAACTCGTAAATAACTTTCTTATTTTTTAAGTAATGAATATGATACGGTTGATCCTTTCTAACTAAAGTGCCTTTATCTTCCCAGTATCCAAACTCACCAATCTGTGTCATAAATGGTCCTTCTGATCTTTCTATTTTTCGCTCCTCTATTGATGAAGGAGCTTTATTCAATTTTGATACTAATTCACTTCCACCATCTTCAAAGATTGGAGGAAGGGTACCATCAGTATTTTGTGCAGTATTTGCCATTATCCTCCTTCAACAATCTCTATTCCAGTAGCTTCATTCTCATCAGGTATTGCCATCTTTCTTAAATTTTCTGCAAATTTTACTTTTAATTTTTTCGCATTTTTCTCTTTCCATTTGGCCAACGCTTGTTTGTCTGCATTTTCCTGATCTACATTACCTGGATTATACTTATTCAATGTTGCATCTATTTCAGTTTTCCAACCAGTAGCAGAAATATCATGAGATACTCCATTCATGTGGAAATACGATTTCGGTGGTGATCCAACTCTAGCTCCTGAATTCATATCAGTTTGACCATACATTTCAGCTGGTAAATACGACAACCTAAACATGTTGCCGGCAAATAAGCCGGAACATCCATCTATTGTCATGCTTAAAGTTATAGGTAACGTTAGTGTTTTTGAATTAGCTCCTACTTTCGTAAGTGGAGAATCCTCATGGTACCACTTAATAGTAGATATAAAATGAGATCTTAATTTTCCAGTTTGATCGTAAGGTTTTTTAAATTCTAATCTTAATTTTTTATTTAGAGGATCATTGGCATCTGTAGACGGCCAAGCCATAATATTTAAATCTTTCTGTTCGGACAATGCCTTAATTTCTCCACCTTGTGTAGCTACTATTTGTGATTGTCCAGCAGACACAGAATCTATGTATTTCGATTCGAACTGCTTAGCGTAATTTGCTTTAGAAGTTGGATTCAATGCTATAAGAGTATCTCCAAAGGTGTGATTCCATTGACTACCACCGTTCTCTAAAGACAATCCCGTCTCATGTAATTCACCAATCTTATTTTTACCATCTAAATGGCCGTACTCAGCGTATTCAGATTGAGTTTTTTGTAAAGTTCCTATAACTTGTTTATTCTTTGGATTAGAGAAAAATTCTCCCATAGCTTTAGCTTGTTTGGCTTCTTCGGACGTATCTCCTCTATCTCTTAACAATGCTCTAACAATATCTGGATTTGTTTGTGCAGAAGGTTTAGAATCCTCTTCTGCTCTAGTTTGTCCGTATCCAGCCATCATTGCAAATTTATCTGGAAGAGTAGACGACATATTAATATCAGTTACTAGAGAATTAAATCCATTATTTTCAAAAACGTATGAATTTTCTGGCTTACTATTATCTTCAACAACTTCTTCTTCCTCAGGTCCACTATCAGGAGTATGAATAAAATAAGTTGTTATTGCAGTAGTTGGACCATCTCCAGGATCAGACTTATCAACGTCAAAATTCCAAACTTTTACTCCAGCATTTAAACTATTCGCCAACTTAAGCATGGCACTTTGAATAGATTCTCCAGGACCTGAAAATGCGGCTTGAATTTGAGATAAATTAACCATTATATTTCTAAGATAACCGCCCTTATTCCAATCATCCGAATCTACTGCAAATTTTTCACAATTAGCATTAATATGCGCAGCTAATTCGTAATATATTTGCTTTTCTGCTATTTCTGCCCGTGAAACTCCGTCTATCTCATCAGGTGGTTTTTGATGCCAACTTGCAGGATACTGTCCTGGAAGTAGACAAACGTTTGGATCAATAGTGTATAAATTTTCTGAATTTGCTATCACAACAGAATTCAACTGTCCAGTTTCATCTGCTGTGGTGGATACCGATCTAAACTCAGCTTCTGCACAATCTGATTCTTTAGTTCTTTCTACTGCATAGTAAGATACAACATTATCTTCAAACCAGCCCCACCTAACCCAAATATCCGTAGATATGTCTCCAGCTTTTTTTACTGCCTTTTCAAATTCTAACGTATCAGGATCTTCATCAAAATATTCTAAAATTTGTAGATCTCCTCCGGCTGCTTCCGGTAGAGTTCCGGATTTCGTAGGACGTAAAATGATAACTATATTATTCTTCTCTGCTGAACGAACACAAGGTAATTCTATTACTTCTAAATCTTCTATAGCCTGATCTACATCTTCACCGGAGTTTTGAGCATCCGATACAGCTTGTCTCATTATTGCTTTAGCTTCTAAAACGTTACCAAAACATTTTGTTAATATTTCAATATCTAAAGTATTACATCTCTCTTTAATATTAAGAGCCGGACCTGCTAATATATCAGCATCAACTTTACCATCTGCCGCATCCTTCATCAAATCTACCATAAACCTATCAAAAGTCTGTTGACCCATAGGTAATTCACTCATCTGTTCTTTTTTCGGGCTAGGAATCGGTTGATCAAAAACACTTGATCCTTTTGCCATTATTTCTGTCATGCACCCAAAACTTCCATCAGTATTCATAGTCCAACTAAAGTTAGAAATAATTCCAATCATTCCACCCCAATCTCCATAATGTTCCTTCCATAGCATATCCCATGAAGAAGGATGATTTTTTACTTTCTTTTTTCCACCCTCTGTATTGCTTTCTACTATATCAGGAGAAAATAATCTACTGTCTAAAACAATCTTATCGTTTTCTACCATTAAAATCTTTGGAACTTGTTCACTACCCTTACCACTTCTAACCCATCCCCAATCAAGTATAATATTTCTTCCAGCTGATAAAAAAGAACCTTCTGTATACATTTGTAATTCGTCTAAAGAGAAACAAACCCAGTTAACGGTTGCTTTTCTAACTGCTCCACCGTACTTTATAAACTCCACCTTTGCACTTGTAATTCCTGGTTTTGGTCGACCGAAAGCCATATCTCCAGTATGTTTTTCCGGATCCATATTATAATATGATGTATCCGAGGGTCCTATTCTATCTTGAACACTTTCAAAAAAATCAGGAGAATCTCCACCAGTAGAAAGTCCAGTAAAGGCATCTTCTACTTCCTGTTTTAATGTAGCGTTAAACGTTCCGTATAAAACTTGTGTTGTTACAGTACCTGGAGAAATCATTCTAACGTACGGACTCTTTGAAGTTTGCTCCTCATACGTTAACGCATAATCATCACTATCAGATACAGGACCCAATAATGGAGAACGTAATTCTCCACTAGAGGTTTTTGAATAGTTAGATAACGCCTTTACTCTTGCATCTAATCCTATTTTTATATTTTTATGAATATTTTTTCTAAAACCGGCCATTAAACTAACCTAAATTTAAAGCTTTGTACGAACGTAATACTTCTCCCACGTCTTTCGGTATTCTAAGCTCGATCGCAGCATCTAATCCAACGTCTGACGGATCAAGTCTATTTGCTCTACTTATTACCCACCATAAACCAACATCACCGTAATACCGGTGTGCTAAAAGATCTAACCTTTCACCGGGTTTTACCATGTGAATTATGTCCGTATCTTTTTCTGGAATATCAGGATACAACGAAGGCTTATAATATCGTTTTCTATTATCTTTGTGTATTTTAATACTTGCTTCTTTATATCTGTTGTACATTATTCTTGACCCAATTCTGCGAATAGATTATTTATGCCTGGTATTTTATTTCCATCTTCATCCGGATTTACCGTTCCCTTATTTCTACCAGGAAACTTCTCATACCCTACACCAGTAGCTGCCATTGATTGCCCATCCAACCAACTCAATCCATAATGTTTACCAGTCGCAATTGGAATGTATCCACCTATGTACGTAAAATCTATCGACAGGTTTATTCTCTTTGTAAATCTTAAACCTTTATCAATTTCCCATGGACTATCATCTGGAAACGTTACTGTACATCCAGTTAAATATCCCATTTGAGATCTTAAAATATCACCAACAGTTAACTTAATAAGTGGTCCTGCTTGTCTCATAAACTTATCTAAATTTGGATAACATAAACCAACTAAATAATTAACCTTCTCTAATAGTATAGGAAATTCTTGTCGTGTCTTTGGATATACATCAAAATCAAAAGAAAATTTTCTATCAGTTTTACTGTAAGTGGCTGCTGGAACACTCCTTCCAATAAAATCCTGTTCTGTCCATTCTGGTGTAACAGTATCCGTAATAGCTCCTAAATTCATAGTTCTAAAAACTATATCCTTCTTATTCCATAAATCATGAAAAATTAAAGGAATAAAATCTAAATCTTCTACGTCAGTTTTATCCGGACCCCATTCTCTAGAACCGTACGGAATAGCATTAACTTTATCTACATAATCATTAATATATTTGCCATCAACCTTATTAATGTTAGCTTTACCATCAACAGATACCACCTTATCTGCATCATCCACACCAACTGGCATCATTCCCTGTCTTCCAATTGCGTATGTCTTTTTCTTACCAAGATCTCTAGCGCCGTCCTTTGCTGGTCCACTAAGAGCAGATAACCAGGGTGGTCTCTCTGCACCCTTTCCTCCAAACTCAGTTTTAATTGTTTCATTCATTTCTGAAGGAGATCTCAATGTTTCAGAATACATCAACGATTTTGCTCCACCTTCATCTGCTTGATCTTTATCATCGAAAGCTCCTAAAGCAGGATAAGCCAAAGTAGAATACTTATGAAGAAGTCCAACTGTATTTTTTGTTTGACTTCCCATTTTGTCTGAATTTATCGAAGTAACCTTCTCATCATCGCCGCCTTCTTCATCAGGTATATCTATTCCTCCAACTATTTTAGGAATTGTTTTACTTATCTCTGTCTCTCCCTTTTCATCTAAAGTCATATAACTTTTTATTGTTGGCATACCTCCTTTACTGTGTGGTCCTATTGGATCTTTTAAGGATACTATTTTATTTTTTTCGTCTGTTCCAAAAAAGTTAGTTTCAGATTGGTCGTGTAGTTTATCTTCACCATTTGGTACACCCATTCCATTTGAAGTATCGCCCATTTTTGAGTAAAAATAAAATGGATTGGCTTTATTATCTTGATCATCTTTAAAATCTGACCAATCTGATTTTTTAATATATGGTCTATCAGAAGTGTGAGGTTGAGAATCCTTATTGGGAACTCCCATTGTTGAGGTTCCATGAGGACTTGCTAGTGTAGACATTGGAGGAGAAACATAAGACAATTCATCTTTATTGTTTCCCATGTGCTTTATCCACGCTTCAGTAAAAGCAGCAGAATCTTTAGCAGCAAAAATAATAGCATCTAATAAGAATGCCATTCTAGGAGCTTTCGCACCAAGCGCACCATCTTGAAAAAATCCTTTAGTTATTTGATCTTTCCCTATAAACTGAGAAGCTTCTTCTAATACGTTAGTTGTTAATTCTGCTTCTGGTGTTCCAGTTTTTTCGTCTTCTAAACCCTTTTTAGTAAAATATCTTGCTTGAGTATGTGTAGCATACTTTGGAGTAGAATTTATTAAATTTATCGATGGAACTATTGGATAAGCATATCCTTGCATCGCATTTGCTACCCAACTATTCCATGAGCTAGCCGCTGAGTTACTCATACCTTGTAAAGCGTCGGCAGTTATTGTACCACTTGAACCTGGAAGTCTCCAATTAAGATCATTTTTAATTTGCCACCCTTCAACTGGACTTACTTTACCCTCACCAACTATCATATTATCGTATAACCACAACAGTTTTGGTACACTATCGTAATCATATTCCGTATCACCTTCAAATTTACCAGCTTCTACATCAATTGGGCTATTATATTTTACACCCTTAAGACCTTTATATTTGTTACTAGTTAATGTTGGTGGCCCACCTACTCCACCTCCACCACCAATTGGTACATCTTTAGTGTATGCTGGCTTTGTATTTGGTTTAAATGTATTTCCAATTCTAACAGCTCTTGTTCCTGGTTCAAATCCCATTTCAAAAAGTATACCATCAAATGTGGTAAATACATCTTGTTTGTATATTGAATCTTCCTGAAGACTTGATTGCTTGTTAACAAAGTTACCCCAAAATCCGGATTCTTTTACTAATCGTGTATAGTTATCGACTACATCTTCTACTATAGGACCGTCTATAGTTCTTGCTCCAAATAAATTAACCGTAAATCCCTGTTGTGCATGACCTCCACCAAATCTAAAACCTTCTTTTTCAGGAGAAGAAGTTCCCAAACCCCTATATGTTGGCCATGTAAAATCTGTACCGTGTGTTTCACTTGATTTCCACCCATCCGGATTGTAAAATTTTGGAGCTGGAAAATTTTCGAGATCTAATTCTACAGAACCTTTCCATGTTTTCATAAGAAGACTTTTTTCAGCTAACAAACCTAATTCTGATATATTAAATTCGCCCTGTAATCCAGTAATTGTAGCTTCACCGGCTGCATGTGTTATAGTAAACGTTTGAGGATTTCCCAAACTACCGACACCTTCCGGTTGGGATGCAGTTCTTCCTGCTATTTGACCTGACATCATAGTTTGAGAAGGCCAATCTGCATTCTCTCCATCTACAAATTTTGATTCTATTGGAGTCGGAACACCCAATACTGTGTAACCATTATAAACAAAGGTTTGTGGATTAACTCCACTTAATGGTGCATCATCTAAATGACTATGATCTTCTTGGTGGGGTGGTTGAGCAGGAGCCGGTCCTTCAATTCCACCGTGAATTCCTCCCACGTTTGGATCATATTTTTCCGGAAAAGGAATTGTTTCAGCCGGTCCTCCCTTAACGTTTATATACTGTGGAGTTCCTTTAGCTCCCACGTCATCATCAAGAGCTGTGTGCGTCTGTGGGTGAGGCGGATCATTATTAGGTAGAAGTCCACCGTGTATGCCCTTAATTTTTCCATGGACAACACCTCCATTAGCTTCAAATTGTTGAGGCGTTCCATCTATAATATACGGAAATGATTTTAGAGCTCTCCTTAAATCTATGTCTTTTAAACCCATATTATACCGATGCTCCTATTTTAGTTCTTTCAGCAGCATCTGCTCCACGTTTCGTATTAGTATTTATTGATCTTAATTCTATTCTTAGTGCGTTGATAGCTCCAATTAAATCATCAGAACCAGCACCCTTTGCTAATCCACCCTGTATTTTATCGTTTGGTACAACGTTAGATCCTCTTGAAAGGTTAACTAATTCTGGTCCGGCTTCTCCAACCATATAAGTACCAGATTTTGTAATTGGTCCACCAGATTCTCTAGATCCTAGAACAATATCCTTAGCACCTTGTGCTACTCTACTAAACCAACCCTTTAATCCACCACTTTCTTTAAATGCTGTAAACGCCTGACTAGCTTTATCTAAACCGGCCTTTACTTTAGTACTCGCAGCTTTACCCAGGGACAATAATGCTTCTTTACTTTTGCTCATTGCTATACCAACCAGTCCACCTTTCTTAGCAAATGTTACAAACTTATCTTTTAAACCTGATAAAACTGGACCAGCTTTATCTTTAAACGCTTGAAATTTGTCCTTTGCGTTTGATGCAAAAGATGTAAATTTTTCTTTTGCGCTTGATGCCCAACCACTAATTTTTTCTTTTGCGCTTGATGCAAAAGCTGATGTACTAGCACTTATTGAATCCCAAGTTGCAGAAACTTTAGGTCCTATCTTTGCGGCAATATCAGCAGCGCCACCACCTACTGCTTTTCCTAATTTACTTCCAATAAAATAACCTGCAGCTCCTCCAAGTACACCACCAATTGCAACCCCTATTGGACCTCCAAATGCACCAATCGCAGCTCCAAGTTTTGCACCTCCAGCAGCGGCAGCCCATCCACCTGCAACTGATCCTGTTGCTTCCGACTTACTTTTCGTGGTCGCATCTTTTTTAGTAAATTCTGAAAATAAATGTAAACCATCAAGAGCCGCAGCTAACGGAAGAGCAACTCTACCAAGTCCTTTCGCTATTACCCCGGCACCGCCACCTGCCATACCTCTAACACCTTTCATTCCAGTACTCGCAGCTTTACCCACCCTTGTACTCTTTAGATACTTACTCGCTCTACTAATCTTCGATGGACCTCTTGCTGCCTTCTTCGCTGCTTTCTTGGCCAAATCTCGACCCTTCTTAGTCCTCATATCAGGTTTACCTGATTTAGTCAATCCTGTTTTACTTCTTGGTTGTTTTCCAAATCCAAGCTTATTTTTTAAACCTTTAAACAGTTTACCCAGAAGTCCACCGGTCATTAAAAATGATAATAGACCTCCAAGCATCGCCACAATTTTTCCAAGCAAATTATCTCTAATTGCTGCCGCTTTTTGAAGATCCTCTAATGTTTTTAATTGTGCTTTTGGATAATCCTCTTCTAATTTTTTTCCACCCTTAGCCATCATTTGAGATAAATCTTCTACACCAACTCCAACAGAATCTGCAAGAGCCTGTCTTTGTATAGCATTCATCGCT